ACGGCAGGCAAGAAGGTCAACCCGTTTGCAGCGGCGAGCGACGGCTATAGTCACGCCAGCTTTACCAACACGGGCCTTTCTGTATCCGGATGTACATCCGGGCGATCGGCTTGGTCGTACCGTGCGGAAGCCGCACTGAAGCTGCATGGGATTCCGGCCAGCACAAACACTACAGGCGCGGGCGGCTTCGATGGCCAGGGGTTTTGGTTTGACCTTACTTCTGAGCGAATCGCTCTTCGCGGTGGTTATTGCGGTAGCGGTGCCCGTTGCCCGGGCGTGCTCGTCATCAAGGACGCACCGGCCGTCAACGATTGGAGTTACGGCGCGCGCGCAGTACTTGTTCCCTGAGTCCTGGGTCCTGTGCTCTGACCCTCCTGCCCGATAGGGCAGGGGGGTCCTTTAACCGGGTGGAATCTCGATGGAAGAGTTGATCTTAAAGCAAAAACACGAAGATATGATGCTCTACGGCTACAGTTGCCTGCGGCAGTTTCCGAAAAGCGAGAAGCACACGCTTTCTGCGGAGATTCGCCAGTCGATGTACGAAATCGACAAGCACATCATTCGTGCCCAGAAGCGGTACTTTAAGAAGACAACCCTCCAGGATCTGGACATCGAGATCGCCCATTTGAGGACCAAAGTACGATTGGCCAAAGATTTGGAGTTCCTGCCATTCAACAAGTACGAGAATTGGGAAAAGATGATTGTCGAACTTGGCCGGATGGTGGGTGGGTGGCTAAAGAAGCTGCCCGCAGGGTCATGACCGTCTGCTCTTCGCGGTGGTAATTGCAATAACGGTGCCCTTTGCCCGGGCGCGCTCAACATCAATAACGCCCCGGCCAACAACAATTGGAATAACGGCGCGCGCGCAGTACTTGTGCCGTGAAAACGATTGAGAGGACAAACTGGTCATCACTGGCCAGATGGACGAGCATAACAAAGGAGCGAGCGCGTGAACTGCTTGCGTGACATAGGCCGCTGGATCGGCTTCTGTATAGCCATGATCTTTGGCCTGCTGGAACCTTATTTATGCTGATGGGTACGATGGCAACCTGCTTTGGCATGGTGGTGGGCTACTTTTTTGGGTCAAGTGTGGGATCGGTCCAGAAGTCAGATATTATCACTCAAATGAGCAAAGGGAGGGGGTGAACAAGTAATGGGCTCTAAGGGCAAGAGTCAATTTCGATACACAATTTTTCCCTCGTGGATTATACGGACTTTCTTGCCGCTGGTCTCCTGGACTTCTGCCTGGATGATGGCATAGTCCTTGTTTTTGTGCCATGAGTTAATAACGTAGTCGTTTTGATCCGGATCAAAGACCTCTACTTTGTAGGTGCTCATCATTTCCTCCCTCCCCACCAATGCCTTTCTATCGTTGTATTGTCTTTTATCGTGTACTTCCAGCCCATCTTTCTACACAATTCCACTGCCTTTTTCTTGCTCGTGAAGGCATCCATCCAGAATCCAGGTTCGGGCTCGGCTACTATTGCCCAGACCCAATCACCAGTCTCATTGGTCTTGACAATGTCCACCGGTAACTTTGGAATCAGGGCCAATTCAATCGCTCGGTCATAGCTCACGGGATCTTGGGCTTTAAAATCTTTGGCCCATTGGGTGTTTATCAGCTCTTCCAGCGTCATGATTTTGTTCCTTTGTCCAGTGCTTCTCTGGCTACCTGAGCCAGGTGCGATGATGGCATATTTTCAGAATTTGCAATGTATTCCAATGCTCTACGATACATTTCGATGGCGCTCTGGTCAGTAGATATAGGAGCTGCCTACTTTCAGGAGTTCCTGGCACATCTCCGGACTGTAGGTATGGTATGCTCCGCAGTGTGTGCATCGTTCGTAAATGTATTTGTCTATTGTGCTCATGGTGACCTCCTGCAATCAGATTTCTTTACAAAGACAACTTTATGTTCAATACTCTTCTCTCAATCTGTCCAATATCTCATCTATACCATTCATTCAACATCTCTCTGATATATTCCTCTTTCCCCTCTTTTACCGTTAATTTGCGAATGATACTGCACTTCTGAGGACTATTCTTGCACATATCAGGATCAAGGCCACTACATCCGATAAGACGGCAGAGTTCGGTCAGTTCAGGTAGATTGGTCATTGGCGGCTCCCTTTAATACTTGCAGTGGTCTCTTTTCCACTGGTCGTAATCCCTATCGTCTGCGACGGGATTATTCCACGGAGCAAATGGATCGTCTTGATACATCCGATCATTCCAAGGTTGCGATGGATCATCCCTATACATAGGGTCATTCCACCTTTCAAATGGGTCTGTATTTCGCATGATTATCTCCTTTCAATCAGTTCATTATTGAAGATCATTTCTTCCTGAATGCCTTTATACAATCTTTCTCCGAAATACCCAGTTGATCAAAGAAATCCTTCAAAGCAAAACTTTCACCATCGATTCCCACACACGAGTCATACCAGCCAGAAATATCGATTCTCTGTTTGGACTTCGTCCAAGTAACTGAGATCCCACTCCTCGAATGTCCTTTTGTTACCCACAGAGTCTTTGGCATATACCTCGCCTCATTTCAAGGTTCTTTGTCCATTTAATAGCCACAGTGTACGCGGGAGTCATTCCGTTATCCTCGTGAATATCCGTCTTAGAATATAGCTGCGGCATAAACTTATTGCCGTGAACCATACCCCTATCCAGATATTATCCCTCAGCGTGACATGGATGCCGAAGATCGGGAATATCACAAGTTGAGAGGCCAAGGCAACGCCATAGCCGACTGCCACGTTCGTTATGCTCTCAATTAGCGAATGGCGGCGAAGTTGCATCAGGAATTCACCACGTCAAACAGGGCATGCTGCTCCTTTTGTGATTCGAGACTTCTCATATTTTTGATTGATTGCTTCCAGTAAGACTCTTTCAGTTCAAATCCTATCCCGTAGCGCCCCATTGACACGGCGGAATAGACAGTTGATCCAATCCCGGAGAATGGATCAAGAACGGTATCTTTTTTTGCGCTCCATAATTCTAAGCACCTTTCGATAGTATCGAGTTGCAATGGACAGACGTGCTTTTCATCCTTCTCGTCCCTTGCTATCTCAGAGGACAGGACGCGTGTTTGCCTGATGTCCATCCAGACCGGCGACGCGTAGCGATGCCATATTTCATGCGATAATTTATTCCGGCGCTGATCCTCATTGAAGTTATTTTTAGGAAGTGCACGTTCCCCGATGTATTCAGTAAATCCCTTGGGCCGGTGAATAGGCTTGGGGTTATCGCCCGGCTTTCTCATGACGATCACATAGTCAGGTATTCCCTGCCCGCATCGGGATGAATCCTTGACAACCTGCTTATGTGCCAAGGTCAAAACCTTAGTCCGCACTGCCTGGATGAGAGGATCTTTCCAGATGCAAATCTCCGAATGAAATATAAACTTTTCCTTTTGGAATAGGTAGATTAAGTCGCCCCGGAAGTCGTGCATTCCGATAAATCCGTCATGCTGGATCGTGGCCGGCAGGTTCATGCAATGAATCGCTATCAGGCGCCCAGGCATAAGTACCCGGAAAAGGTCTTTTATAAGATACTTGAAATGATCCATAAAAGTTTCCTTATCGCGGCAATTTCCCATATCTCTGATTGAATCAGTATATGTAAACAGTGAGGCGAAAGGCGGGCTGAATATTGAGAATCCTACTGATTCGTCGGGTAAATTCTTAATCAGTTCGACGCTGTCTCCTAAATGCAGTTCGTATCCGTTGCCCCAATAGGACTCCACCTTGTATGCCGTTGATACCCTGCTTGATTGAGATAATTCCCGTTTTGTGATGTCCTGCATGTTAGCGATCATCTCCTTTCTCATTTTCAGAGAATCGTTTTCTTTCCGTTTAATATTATCAACCACGTTCCCCTCGATGTCTGTCGTGACGATATGGCAGTTGACTGACTTCTTTTGCCCGAAGCGCCAGCACCTACGGATAGCCTGATAAAATGCCTCGTAACTATCCGACAATCCTGCAAATATGACGTTGTTGCAATGCTGCCAGTTCATACCAAATCCGGCAAGACGGGGTTTTGTGCAGATTATCCGATGTTCACCCGACGAGAAGCCGATCATCCTGTTTTCTTTATCCTCATTATCTTGCGTCCCGGTTATTTCAGTTGCTCCGATTGCCTTTGATATTTCCTCTGATTCCCGGTTAAGATCACACCATATAAGCCACGGTTCGTCCTCGGTGACGATGGACTTGATAAGGTCAATCTTGTCATTAATAGATTCTCTCCGGGCCTGTCGGCGTTCATTCAGCGTTTCCGCTTTTTGAGCAAACAGATTGCCGGGTAGAGGCTTCCCAAACTCAATGACGTGTTCGATAATATTCAATTCAGGCAGAATGAATCCGTTGTCGTCAAATCCTAATTCAGAGGGCTTTGAGAACATTACAGCCCATGAGCAGAGCCATTCCCAAAACTTATGCTCTCCGTGGCCCTTGAGCCTCCACGTTCCGACATTTGATGTATCGTTGATAAAGAACAGGCTGAGCATCTCAGGACGGCTAAGGATGTTAAGAAACTCGCTATGGTTGCCAAGCTCAACAAAATCATTCGGGGCCGGTGTAGCGGTACAGGCGAGCTTGTAAGGGGTCTTATTGAACGATTCGATGATGAAGGATCTGAATTTGCCTGTATAGGATTTGAGTATTGATGACTCGTCAAGGACTATCCCGGCAAACACGCCCAGGTCAAACTTGTGGAGCTTTTCGTAATTGGTTATATTGATTCCGTTGATAATATCGTCTCGTGATTCGCATATCTTAACAAAGATTCCAAATATCTCTCCTTCTCGTCTTGTCTGCTTTGACACGGCAAGAGGGGCCAGGATAAGGACAGGCTGCCCGGTATGATCATGGACTTGCTTCGCCCATTCTAATTGCATCGGTGTTTTTCCAAGGCCACAATCAGCAAATATCGCCGCTCTTCCCCGCTTACAAGCCCATCTGACGATCGCCGCCTGGAAGTCAAACAGCATTGGATTAATTTCAGATGGTTCAAATCCTGTGCTGGTATCCGTGACATCTTTGGTTTTCAGAAAGTCGTTGTAGTCCATCATTCTACCATCCTTTTCTAAGGCCGGATTATCGTTAGGACGCTCCGGCGGGCGTTCTTCAGAGGGAGGTAGTATGGAGTCTAATCGTCTCATCACCAATCATCACCACGCCGGGCAGCCATTGCGGTCCGGGCATCCGGCGCAGAACTTGGTGTTGTATCGCTCCCCAGGGTTATTGGGGCACTCGCCGCTTAGGGGCTCGCCGTTCAGGGCGTCATTCGCATCTTGAGCCGTATCCGGCGGTTCCGGCACGTCGGTAGGTTCGACCTGTTTGACGACCCTCTGACGCACCCGGTCCTTGAGACTGACTACGGGCTTATTGTTCGCATCCTCCGCGGGCGGGGGCGGAGCCATCTCGAACCAATCTGCGGGGGAGGACATGCCGTCCTTAATGCTGTTATAGACCTTACGCAACTGGAGCAGCTGTGCCGGGGTTATGGTTTCAAGACGCCGCTGGATGCGCTTTTCGATCTGCTCTTTTGTTACCTTGAAGACACCGAACGCCGCGACCAGCTTCTTGAGCGCCTCCGGCGAGGTGTCGGCCTTGGCTTGCAGCGTTTGCTCGCACTGGCTGACCGCGGCCTCGATGACGTCTCCCGGGATAATGCCGAGGATGCAGGCCCGGAGGCGGCGTGCCCCCTGGTTGGCGACGAGTTCGTAGATGTCACGCGAATCCTCAAGCTTGTAGCTCCCCTTCTTGGTGTGCCGCTCGTGCTTGACCTGGAAAACCTTGATTTGCCGGACGTTGGTCTCCATGTCCCAGGCGAAGGCCTCGACGGTGCTTTCGCCCTGCCGCTGTTCGAGCTCTTTGATCCCGTATTGGACATTCCCCCACTGCTGGGCGATCGCCTCGGCGAGGCGGATGGACGGCCCGGTGATCTCCGTTCCCCCTCGGGCGTAGCTGTAAAGGGCCTGTTCTGCCAGTCCCGGGCGCTGACAGGCGACCATAATCCGGTCCATCGCCGCGATCTGGTCCCGGGGGTATCTTTTTGCCAGGACGATCGCCGCCTGGACCTCCGCCATCGCCCGCTGCTGCTCGACCTCGACCAGCGCCGTCCCCTGGGGGCGGGTAGCGATGGGCGCCTGAGTAGCGAGGTTGTAGGGTGCAATTTTTTCTGTCATGTTATCCTCCTTTCCTACTTTCCTACTTTACGAGAAACCGTCTCGACGGCTCCCCTGTTTTTGAATACCGATCGAATAAGTCGGGATGGTCCTTCTGAAACGCCTTAACATCGAAGGACTTCCTGCCTTTCCCCATCTTGTAAGTCACCAAAGTGGTCCCGTCAGGCAGCGCCAAGGTGTCGCCGGCATCGCCCAGGGTGATGATGATCCTCCCCCGCAATTCCTCTTCAATCGCCTCCAGACGCTTTATCTCCTCCCGGACGGCTCTTAGGTCGTCCACGGTAGCAATCGCGTCTCCTGAGGCAACCACGACGCCCTCAGCCCTACTACTCCCATACCTCTGCACCGCATCGGCATAGGAGATCGGATCGGGAGGATTGCCGTCTTGGACACGGCGCCAAAAGGCGGCGCAGGCCTCGATGATCATCTCCTGTAGCTCTTTGTCAGCGGGGACTTCGTACAGCTCGGGAGAGCCGCCGCCAATGGAAACAGGCACGTCGCAGACTTCAAAACCGGTGATGAGCATATAATGCTGGACCTGGAGCGCATAATAGTCGGGGATTTCGTTCGTCCCAGGCTCACCCCATCCCTTCGGACTCCTGGCCGTTTTGATCTCCACCACCCGGCCATCGTCGGTGTACCCGTCCAGAGAGGCCAACATAAACGGATACTTGCTGTGATAAAGAATCTGGTCGGGGAGCCTTACCGCCCTCCCGGTGGCATCCGAATACCACTGACGAATCGCTGGTTCAATGCGTTTGCCCCATTCCGTCGCCTCGTTCCCCTGCCAGTCCTCGACCTCCTTTCTTTTTTCCTGATAGACGCGATACGGCGTCTTCCAGGGATTTAATCCCAGGATGGCGGCAATATCGCTACCGCCAATCCCCTTTCGGCGCTCCTCCAGCCATTGTGGTCCGTCCATCCTCTTTCCCTCCGTCTTCAGATGTTCATTTGTTAAAACGGTGCCATCTCCGCTGCCGGGCGCTGGCACCGTTCGCAGATTCGATTCCCGATCCATGACGAATCGAACGGACGCCCGCAGGACAGACAGGTCCGGGTCGCCGGGCCTCCCGCCACCGTGACGAGGGGGCTGGGCTTTCGTCCGTTCACCATATACATCGCCTTCTGCCTGATGTGCCCCGCTGCCAGAGCGCATTTTTTTTTGCAGTAGATCTGTCCGGGGACTTGGCGGATAAATTCGGCATGGCAGAAGGCGCAGTATGCCTTGGCCTTCGCCCGCTCATGGGCCTCTTTGACCAGCATCCGCTTGTGTTTCTTTCGGCACGATACAGAGCAGGTCTTCCGGTGGAGGCGCGTGGAAACGATCGTCGCCCCGCAGATGACGCAGGTCGATTCGTAGAGACGTTTTTTCTTCATAGCGGGCACCTCTTGCCATCGCGGATGAAGTAGTTGTTGCCCTTCCAGTCCTCATAGACCACTTGGACGCCGTGGTACCTCATCCGGGCCTTGATCGTTGCCGGCACGACATGGTCTTCGCTCTGGCACCGGTTTGTGTGCAGGTACGAATACACGCCGTACGCTGCCCAGCCCAGGATCGTCCAGAGGACGACACATACCGCCAGGAGGAGCAGATACCATCTCCAATCCCACCGCTCTTGTTCTTCACCCCGCCGGATCATTCGTCCACCCCCGACACGGCAGAATTATGGGATCGCCTGGGATTTTTGTGAATATGGACGTCGTACCCGCACTCTTCGGCGATGAGCCGAAGCAAAAAATCCCGGCGATGGACCCGGGGCAGGTCATCCAGACCGGCCCGGTAGATGGCCCGCCGATCCGGGGCCGGGAACTTCTGCAGGAACCAAACAATGAGTCTGTTCATGCGGCCACCTCCTGGGGTTCCTCCGTCGCCTTGGTCAGCAGGTCAATGGCCCCCTGGAAGGTCGGGGCGGTATGCCAGTTTTCCCCATCGACATAGACGCCGCACTCGGTCTGCATCTCGCCATCATCGAACGTCGTCAGTTTGTAGCCGACGCTGCGATAGCGTCCGGGGAATAGCTCCGCCAGCCTCGCGTCTGCCTCTTGTATCTTCATCCCTTCCTCCTCCTCAAAATTCTCCTCGCTGCACCAGGCGTCCGCAGGGACACGCCCGGCATCATACCGATGATGGAGATTGCAGCCACCGCCGCGCCCCTCGTAGGGGCATGATCCCGTGTAACACATGGCTTACCTCCACACGGTCCACAAGGCCGGACCGATGATGAACAGGATGGCCCCGGCAATAGCGACCGCCGCCAGCACCACACTGGTTCGGTCGATGAACGACATGAACCTCTCGACCCGCTTTTCCACGGCTCCCTCCTTGCCCGGATTACCCGCCGGGCGCGGGGTTCCTGGCCTTACTACTGTTCCTTATTCTTTTACCCTTACTACCCGGAGGCCCGTAGCCTCCGACCCTGAACCCGGCCCTGTGCGGCTCTGCCCCCTCTGCGGGAGTCGCGGCCCTTGCGATGGCCGGGAAGGTTTGGGGTGTGTTGCTTTCTGAGTAGGGAGAATAGCAAAAGGTATTGTGTCTGTCAAGTATTATTTACAAATGTCTCTTTTTATTCCGATCCCCGCACAGCCGCATAGTGGCAAAACTTCCAATTATAATTATTTGGTAGAGCAGAAGAAAAAGACACCATAAACATGGTAAACATTTGATTCTATATGATTATGGTGCCCGGGGAGATATTTCGTTTAAACTGAATATAATGCTTGACAGCTTAAGGTATTTGGCTTTGATTGTCCGTCACACCATAACCTGACAGCTTCATACCTCGTAGGGGCATGATCCCGTGTAACACATGGCTTACCTCCCAACCCTGCCGCGCCGCAGGGAGAAAACCTCCACCAGGACGGCCAATATCCCCAGGGCGGCAAAGTTGGCCCATGGGAACCATGTAATAAATGTTTGACACCATACACAATAGGTGGTATTGTGTCAGCCATGGAAACAGACATTGCAAAAACATTCAAAGAAGCCAGGGTGAAATTTGGCTTTTCACAAGAGGAAATGGCGGCAAGACTCGGCATTAATCGGGTAACATTGTCCATGTACGAGACGGGAGCCATACCGTCGCCAGGTAGTGATAAGCTCATGAAGCTCATGGAAATGCTCCAGCAAACAAAAGGGGAGGGCACAGAACCCCGATGATCACCAGCCCGGTCATCCATTTGTGTCCTTCCCTTTTTCTTTCAAGGAAAACTTCGAAAAAGTCAACATATTTCGGGGGCCGTAAACTATGAAGCTCAACACCTCGAAGGAGAACGTCTCTTTCAGCATGGAATCCTGGCTCATCGACATCACGGACTACACCTGCACCAGCCTCGACATTAACCGCTCCCAACTCATTGCCCGCGCCGTAAAAAAATACTGCCTGGAAAAGGTGGTTCGCAACCACCCCGAACTTTTGGCTACAGTTTATACCCGCATCATCGAAGGGTCAAATGGGGAAAAATAAAAATAATTATTATTCTGGAAAGGGAAAAATCAAGGGATGAACATCCTCGCTATCGACCCCGGAACCTACGAAAGCGGCTACGTTGTATGGGACGGGAAAAGCATTATCGCCTACGGCAAGGTTGACAACCACAAGATGCTCAAGATCATCGCCGACCCACCCTGGGACGTCGAGTTACTCGCGGTCGAACGGGTGGCATCCTACGGCCAGCGCGTCGGCCAGGAGGTCTTCGATACCTGTATGTGGACCGGGCGATTCATCCAAGCAGCCGACGCAGAATTGCTTGCATTTAAGCTAATTTATCGCATGACCATAAAGAAATACTTGATAGGTAGCCATACGGCTAAGGACGCCGACATCCGGCGCCGGCTTCTGGACGTGGTGGGACCGCAGGGAACGAAAAAAGCGCCTGGGCCGACATACGGGATAAAGGCCGACATATGGCAGGCCCTGGCCCTCGCTGTGACGGTCTGGGATAGCATGGACTGAGCAACAAGATAATGGGGGATAGGTATCGCGAACCGAAACCCCTGATTCCCGACAGGGAGATCCCCCATTCCTTACTCTTCGGGCTGTCCACAGGGAAGGACAAAAATGCAAGAGAACAATAGGCTGAAATGGGCGCTATGGTACGCTGAAAAGATGCACTTCTCGGTCATTCCCATCATTCCAGGTGATAAAAAGCCGATGATAAAGTGGGAACCATACCAGAAGCAACGAGCCGGAGCAGACCAGATACGGCAATGGTGGGGAAAAGAACCTAAGGCCAACATAGGCATCGTTACCGGCAGGATTTCCAATCTCGCCGTCGTCGATTTAGATAGATACGCACCCGATTACTCCGAAGAGACAGCCCTCCAATACTTCCCGGATTCCATCGTTACTCCCTGCGTTGAGACGCCACGAGGTGGCCATCACCTCTATTTCACATGCCCGGAGCAAGACATCACAATCAACGCCAGAGCACTACCAGGGATAGACCTGCGCGCAAACGGCGGGTATATCGTCGCACCCCCATCAACGAACGGGAATGGGGCAGGCTACAGGTGGATCCTCGGCTTGCCAAGCACGCCTTTAATGCATCTCCCAGATGCATATATAAAAAAAATAAGTACCATATATGGGAGTGTAACAAGTAAGAATAATGAAGCGTTACAATCATTACATTTGTTACATTTGTTACAGGAAGGGAGGCGAGACAACGACCTATTTCACATCTTCACTTGCCTTGCCAAAGGTGGATACGAAAAAGAACTGGCTTACAAACTTGCCGAAATCATTGCGAAAAATTGTTCTCCAGTTTTTGATGTCAAAGAGGCTATCGCCAAAGTTGACAGCGCATATTCGCGATCCGAAAAAAGAACAAGCAATCTAAATGCAGAGGTCAGGGAATGGGTTTTGTTACAAGAGCGTTACATCTATGTTACAGAGTGTTACGAGGCGTTACATTTGTTACATAGTAGCGATAAGACTAATTGTCGTGTTATTTTGCATAGACTTTGCAAAGAGGGGTTACTCGAAAGAATCTCACAAGGCACATTCAGAAAGATAGAGCAGGATTGCTCCGATATAGACATCTGGAATGCGGACACAACCCCCCTTGAAATCAGGTACCCGTTCGAGATTGAATCCTTCGTCGATACCTACCCGAAAAATATCATCGTAATCGCCGGCGAACCCAATGCCGGAAAGACAGCCTTCCTAATGAATTTTGCTCGAAAAAACATGGATATACACGAGGTGATTTATTTCTCCTCGGAGATGGGGGCAATCGAGCTGAGGACACGCCTGCTAAAATTCGGATTGCCGATGGAATCATGGAAAAAAGTTACATGGAAGGAAAGGGCGACTGACTTCGCGGCTATGATTCGCCCTAATGCCATAAATATCATCGATTTCCTCGAAGTGCATGATGAGTTCTACAAGATAGGACTTTTCGTCAAACAGATATTCGACAAACTGGACCAAGGTATCGCCGTCATCGCTATCCAGAAGCCAAAAGGTAGGGATGAAGGCTTAGGAGGCCAGCGCGGTTTAGAAAAGCCTCGCCTTTATCTGGCGATGGAACCTGGTCTTATCAGGATCGTCAAGGCGAAGAACTGGCGCCATGAAATGATTAACCCCAACGGGAAGACGCTGAGGTGGAAACTTGCCGCCGGATGTAAGTTCAAGGTCGAAGGCAACTGGGAAGGCTAAACGCCTTTACAGGGGAATATTTGTGTTAGGCAACCAGACGCTGATAAGACGCACTAAAGCATACTCAAAAGAACAGGCGAAGACTTTTATGATTCAGCAGATCGCAAAGAAGATGAAGGTGTCCAATGTAGCGTGTCTAATGAAAGTATTCGACGGCCATCTCGACAATTTTACCATCGAGGAGGTGTGATGAGGCCGATGACGAACGAACAGATATTGATGCGCAAAATAAAGCTCAAGGAACAGCTCGTCGAGATCACCAAAGCCGAAATAGAAGACCTCAAAAACGAGCTGGAATGCAGACTATGGAGGTCGCTTAACTGCCCGCCGATCACGGAGCGGTAACGAGGCGATCCCATGAGCGCATTCCCAACGGACATCCTCATTGCAAAGACTGGTGGTCGGCAAGCACTGGATCGCACGGCCTACCATGCCAAAGTACTTCTGGCAAAGACCGTGCTCAAGCGTATTGCCGACCGTGATCCCTCAGCGTTCATGTCGGTGCCACCGGAAGCGGTGAAGGCTTTAGAAGAAACCTTACATTTGATTGAGCTGCGCTGCCTCGATTTAGGCGTTGCTTGGCGACGAGATGTTCGCTCAAACGAAGGAATCGAGTTCCGTGATTACTGCTCGCTGGCGTTTGATATTAGACGGGTCTTGCCTCTTGGGGAAACCGAGGATGCCCGTGTCAAAGGTGCCATTCGCCTTGCGGCGCTTGGGGTACTGGGAGATCGGAGTGCTGACATACGGCGCTATCTCAATGAGAATGCCTGGCCCATACCCGATTTGAACGCTGATGAAGCAGGATGGCCTAAGCTTGTTCTTTTCCGTGTAGCGGACGCTTTCCTGCGAGTGGTGCGCAAGAAAAGCTGGGATGACCTCCGGGCAGTGGCCGGTGCGATTGCTGAACTTCGCCAAAGCCAACAGCTATACGAACGGGAGTACCTACAACAGGAGAACGGACTCCGGCAGGTGGCCGCCATTGAGCTGGTGGCCTTTTATCAATTGGCGAAAGCCGTCGAGATGCTGGGCGTATTTGTCGGAAAAGGCACGCCTCGCACAGCGCTGGATGACGTGGATTTTCATCTTTCACGTGCTGTCAAGGCGGCGGATTCCGCCGGCATCATTGAGCTGGCTCTGCTTCTGCGTTGGCTGAGCATGGCTGCGAGAGTGCTTATCCGCTCAACTATTTGGCACCAACTTGCTGCTTACAACAGCAAGATGACGGATTTCAAGCGGGCGCTGACTGATGAACTGCAAACACGCCCATTATTTGAATTGCTACCACCACAAAAAAAAAAGAAGGCGGTAAGACCATGACGAATACCAACAACCTCGTCGGAAAGAAGGAAATCACAACGTACTGCCGCAGATCGTGGGCGACAATCAAGGCGTGGATCAAAACAGAGCACTTCCCCGCAAAAAAATTGGACGGCGTCTGGGAATCAGATGTCCGCCTGATCGACGAATGGAAAATGGCCCAAATAACCAAACCGTGTCAAGAGTAAATCTTTAACAATAGACGGTCATAGCTGGTCATACGAGTGCAAAGATAGTCCCGCCAAAAAAACCCGTGTTATTCTACCGCCAACACACATCCTCGTCCTGGAGCGGGTACGCGGAAGGACTTGGACAACAACTCAAGAGGACATGAAATATGGCAGGACCAGGAAAGAGGGGAAGGAAAGCAATCGATATCCCCGTCGAAAAGGTCGAAGCGTTGGCCGCCCAAGGGATGACGGATGAGCAAATATGCCATATCATTGGGGTAAGCCACGAAGTGCGCCGCGACATTGCGGAGCAGTTAGAGGTGGATGGTAAGTGCCGCATTGCGGGTGAACCATGAACCCCTGGACCGATGAGGTTGACCGGCTCCGGCGTCACTTAGCCGAACTGGATGCCCTGATATTCGGGGCGGCTGGCTCATCGGCGGAACTGCGGGCGGTCAGGGCAAGACAGAATGGGCAAGCTGGCGCAGTTGAAAAGCAGAATAGCGGCTGTTGATCTAAGGCGGGGCGCGTCTATTGCGGTGGATCGCATCAGAGGGCGCAAGCTGGATCGCATCAGAAGGCGGGTGCTGCTGCGTGATCATTACACCTGCCGGCGCTGCGGGCGGGTAAGCGTGGATTTGGAGGTGGACCATATTACGCCCCTCCACCTGGGCGGCGCTGAGAGCGATGAAAATCGGCAGGCATTGTGCCGCGAATGTCACGACGCTAAGTCGGCGGAAGAGGAAAAGGGCCGGCGATGAACTGTGTATACCCCGCCCACCTTCATTCTTCACAACATCTAAGCCCCGGTAACCGCGCTGGCCCTCATTTGGAGATTTTATTCCCTGGTATGAAACCAAAAATCAAACAATCGAAGAGGCGCTATGATTGAAATAACAATCAAAACGGTTAAGCTCTCGGCCATCAAGCTCAATCCTGACAACCCCCGGCGGATAGGAAAAATCGAAATGGCCCGCCTCGTCAAATCCCTCCAGGACTTCCCCGATATGATGAAATTAAGGGAAATCATTGTTGACGAGACAATGACCATCCTCGGCGGCAACATGCGCTACAGGGCATTAAAGCAGATTGGAGAGAAGGAAGTCACAGCAAAGATAGTCAAGGGTCTTACACCTGAACAGAAAAGGGAATTTGTTATCAAAGATAATTCCGGCTTTGGTGAATTTGACCTTGACGCTCTCGCAAACGGCTGGTCAGACCTGCCTCTTGTCGAGTGGGGATTGGATTTGCCTGAGGACTGGCTGGGTGAACCTAATTTTGAACCAGCAACAGAAGCAGAACAAGGGCGACTTGATGAGAAAGAACCAACTGTCTGCCCCGCTTGTGGTCACTCATGGGTAAAGTAGATTTAAAACTAGATTGGTGTAGTCATGAGGCGGCTAAATATGCCTGCGAACACTGGCATTATTCAGGATGCATACCGAAAAGCAAGCTGGCGAAAATAGGTGTTTGGGAAGAGGACATATTTATCGGGTCGATCATATTCGGAGTGGGGGCAACGGCTGATTTAGTGAAGCAATATGGATTAAAAATGGAGCAGGGATGTGAACTGGTGAGGGTGGCCCTTAAGGCACACAAAGCCCCTGTTTCTCGTATGGTTGCAATCTCTCTTAGGTTATTGAAACGCACGTTTCCCGGTTTGCGTTTGGTTGTTTCCTTTGCAGACCCAGAGCATGACCATCACGGCGGGATATATCAAGCCGGGAACTGGGTATTTTCTGGTTACTCACAAGCATCTGATGAGTATATTTACAAGGGGAAGAGATGGCAGGGGCGCAGCTTTAGAAATAAATACAAAGGCATGGAGAATCACCCCGACGTTGTGAAAGTGAAAGGTTCGTCAAAGATACGTTATCTCATGCCCCTTGACGATGAAATGCGAAAGCGGATCGAACCATTACGAAAACCATACCCAAAGCGTCCGAAGCAGGCGATGGCCTCCGACCAGGGGGAACAGCGGCAGGGCAGCACTGACCCGGACGCTCCAATTCAAAACAAGAGGTGACACCATGCCCCGTGGCGGTTATCGGCCCGGCTCCGGGCGGAAAAAGGGCTCGAAAGACAAAGGCCCCCGAAAGCAATCGGAAGAGCAGATCGAGGCGGCGAAGGTCCGCGAACTACTGTCCTATGGCCAGAAGGCCAAGCTCAAAATTTACAATGAGTTCATCTGGCGGGCCAGCGGGCAGCCGGACAAAAGCGGTCGGCTCCCGGCGCCTCTATCGACCGCCGAAAAGAACCTGATGAATAAACTCGGGAAGGAATTGGCCGAAGAGCTGCCGAAGGAAGAGACCCCCGGAAAGGCCCTGTCCGAAGATTCGCCCCTCGAATACATGCTCCAGGTCATGCGCGACAAGCGGGCGGACCCGGAAACCCGGCTCCGGGCTGCATCCCTGGCAGCCCCCTACCTACACCCCCGGTCGGGCGATGGGCCGGGGAAGAAAGAGGACGCGAAGGAGCGGGCGAAGCGGGCGGCATCGGGCATATTCGCTCCGGGCAAGCCGCCGAAATTGGAGGTGGTGAGGAAATGAAAGGAGAAGGGCAAATGGAGATTATTTTTGATGGTGAATGGTCGCCAGGTGATAGGGTAAAATGCAAATTATTTATGGGAAAGAGTGATCGTGCGCTGATGAGGAAAATTGAAAGATGCCTTTTATATTTCAAGGGCGCGGCAAGTGCTCGTTTGCAAGAACTGTTTGAAATTAAAGAAAATAAAATAGCAAAAGTGCCATATATTACTTTTATCAGGAACAACTCATGACCTACTCCACCGCCTGCCCTGATTGGGAGCGCCGCATTGTCGCCGGTGAGATTGATAAGAAGAAAGGATGAAGAAATGTTAAAACTTAAAGTAAATGGCCTATTTGATGACAATGGGAACAATATCCTCAATACCATCAAGCCTGGAGATGTGCATCCGTGTATAAGCACCGGAAGGAAAAAGGATGACACTCGGGAACTAAAAGTGCAATGCACCAGGCGCACAGGCAATGAAATAGCGTTAAGACTTTACCTCCCAAAGGAGAAAGTCGATGATATTCCCCATAAGTGGCGTGCCAAAAAAGGTAAAGGCAGGGCGTTGACTTTCGCTAAGGATATTACATGACTCTCGCGTGGTCCACTGCTTGTAAAGATTGGGAAAGAAGAATCCTCGCCGGAGAATCCCTGATCCCGCCCCCGCTGTATCCGGGGGAGGCTGCGGAAGCCCTTGCCGTGTTCAAGCGCCTCCACCTTGTGGATGTCCTGGGGCGTCCGACTTATGGCGAGGTCGGCCGGCAATGGGTGTTTGACTTCGTTTCCGCTATCTTTGGAGCTTATGACCCGGGCCCCGACCAGGGCGGGACGAAAGAAAACGCGGGCAGGCGGCTAATATCTGAATATTTCATGCTAATTGCGAAAAAGAATTCCAAATCCAGCACTTCGGCGGGAGTGATGCTGACCGCCCTTATCCGCAACTGGCGCGACTCGGCGGAATTTCTGATCCTGGCCCCGACGGTTGAGATCGCCTCCAACAGCTTCAATCCGGCGCGGGACATGGTGCGGGCGGATGAGCAGCTTTCCGATCTGCTCCATGTCCAGGATCATCTCCGGCAGATCACCCATCGCGGCACCGGGGCGACCCTGAAGGTGATCGCTGCGGACAATGAGACTGTCGGCGGCAAAAAGGCAACCGGGATATTGCTTGACGAGGCGTGGCTTTTCGGGAAGCGTGCCAATGCCGAAAGTATGCTCCGGGAAGCCTATGGCGGCCTGGCATCACGTCCGGAGGGGTTCGTTGTCTGGCTGTCAACACAATCGGACGAAGCCCCTGCGGGAGTATTCGCACAGAAGCTGGAATATGCCCGCGGTGTCCGGGATGGCCGTATAGATGACAACAGTTTCCTTCCCGTGATCTACGAATACCCAGAATACCTGCTCAAAGAGAAAGCCTATCTCGATCAAAAATGGTGGTTCGTCACAAATCCGAACCTTGGGGCATCAGTAGATGAAAAGTTCCTGATCCGGGAGTTCAAGAAGGCTGAGGATGCGGGGCCTGAATCAGTGCAAAATTTCCTTGCCAAACACCTGAATATACAGATGGCCCTCTCCTTGCGGTCTCAGCAATGGGCCGGGGCGGACTTTTGGGAAGCGGCGGGGGAGATCGAGGCGGCGACCCTGGAGGCGATCCTTGAATGCTGCGAGGTGGTTGTGATCGGCGTTGACGGCGGCGGCCTCGATGACCTCCTGGGGGCCTGTATCCTGGGGCGGCGGGCTGATGATGGGGCGTGGCTGGTCTGGTGCCATGCCTGGTGCCATGCCATCGCCCTGGACCGCCGGAAATCAGAAGCGCCGCGTTATCGGGACTTCGAGAAGGACGGCGACCTGACTATTGTTGACGAAATCGGGCAGGACGTGCGGCAGTTCGGCGACATCGTGCGGCGCTGTGAGAAGGCGGGCCTCCTGGACCGGATCGGCGTGGACCAGGCCGGCATCGGGGCGATCATTGATGAGCTTGAGGGCGGCGACGAAAGCGGCGACCTGGCGATAGCGAATGACCGGATTGTCGGCATCCCCCAGGGCTGGCGGCTTAATAGCGCGATCAAGACGACCGAGCGGAAGGTGGCGGCAAAGGAAATCATCCATAGCGGATCCCGGATGATGGCCTGGTGCGTCGGTAATGCCAGGGTAGAGCCGAAGGGGAACGCGATCTTGATCACCAAGCAGGCCAGCGGGACCGGGAAGATTGACCCGTTGATGGCGGTGTTCAACGCCGTGGCCCTGATGGCGATGAATCCCGAGGCGCGGCAGGTGAAGTCGGTTTACGAAGGGCTGAACAAAGAGCAGACGATCGCCCGGATAACGGGGCGATAGGAGGCGCAATGACCGAAATCCTGACGACTTGGAAAGAAATCGCCGTTTATTTGAGAGTTTCCGTTAAAACCGCGAAGCGATACCGCAAGAACAAGGGCCTTCCCGTCCAAAGAGACCCCGCCGGACACCCCACCTTGCACAAGCAGTCAGCAGACGAATGGAAATTAAAGGCCAAAACTGACTGACTGTCCCCCTTTTGTCCCCCTTTTGTCCCCCTTTTGTCCCATTACGCTAAATTTATAAATATGCCACAATATTGCCGGAAAATGCAATTTATTTTGCAGAAACGGCTAATATGTGAAGAAATTAAGGCATTTATGTGAATTTGTCGTAAATTCGGCCCAAAGGGCCGCAAAAGTCGCCGATATTCGGGATTTTCTCGTATTCGGTGGCCTGTTTTGCCTGGGATATGGGCTTTATCAGCTCCGTCCCTGGCTCGGATGGGCAGTTTTCGGGGCCGTTTCAATGCTTTTGGGGCTCGGATGGCTCATCAGGAGGCCCGCTAAATGAGCATAATCGGCAGCATGGAAAGGCGAATGGCAGCGGGGACAGCCGGCCTGGCCGACTCCTGGTACTATCCAGGAGGCTTTTTCTATGGCGGAACAGGCGGATTCAAGACCAAATCCGGGGCCTCCATCTCTGAAATGAACGCCATGCAGCTCTCAATCGTTTGGTGCTGCATCAAAATCCTGGCCGAAGACTCGGCATCTCTCCCCCTTCACCTCTACAAGCGGCGCAAATCCGGCGGTAAAGACCGCGCCTGGGATGATCCGCGCTATATCATGCTGCACGACCGGCCCAACCCCGAAATGACGGCGATGTCCTTCCGGGAATCATTCATGTCTCACCTGCTGGCCTGGGGCAATGCCTATGCGGAAATCGAACGGACCCGCGGCGCCCTGAAAATCCCTGTGGCCCTCTGGCCGATCACGCCGAACCGCGTCAAGGTTAAACGGGACGACCGAAAGCGGCTGATATACGAGATCAGCATGGCCGGAACCGGCCTGCAAGACGTGACTTTGCAGCGCGGTAACGTCCTGCATACTCCCGGCCTTTCCTATAACGGCCTTGTCGGCTATTCCCCGGTCGCCGCGGCACGGGAGGCGATGGGCCTGGGTAAGACCCTGGAAGAATACGGGTGCGCCTTCTTTCAGAATGGCATCCATCCCTCGTTTATAATCTCATCGAAGGTCCCCATAAAAGACACGAAAATGCGCCGGGAAGCCCTGGAGGAAGTCCATGCCGGCCTGGGCAATGCTCACCGGGTAATGTTCATTGAAGAGGCGGAGAAGGTCGAACGCCTCGGCATCCCGAACGATGAGGCGCAGTTCCTTGATTCGCGGAAATTCACAAACATCGACATCGGCACCCGCATCTATCGCCTTCCCCCGCAAATGTACGGCGAATATGACAAGGCCAGCACCTACGCAAGCGCGGAGCAGTTCGCCATCGACTATGTGACTAAATCACTCCGGGCCTGGCTGGTACGTCTTGAACAGTCCTACAACATGAGCCTCCTGGACCCCTCCGAATACGGTGAATATTTCTTTGAGCACAACATCGAGGGCCTTCTCCGGGGCGACATCCAGAGCCGCTATCAGGCGTACATGATGGGGAAGCGCAACGGCTGGTTGAACGCTGATGAGATCCGGGAGCTGGAAAACCTGAACCCGATCCCCGATGGCATGGGGCAGGAATACATAGTCGAGAAAAACATGATCGGCCTGGGCGATTTGGGGGCCGACTTGACGGGGAAAGCGGCATGAAACCCACCTACGAAAAGGCAATCCCGCCGAAAAAATACGAGACCCGCGAAACAAAGCGCGGAGGTGACAGCGATGAAGGAAAAGAGAAAAACGATTGAAGTCCGCTCCATCGAGGCGGACGGCGGCGGCCTGAAAAAGATAGTCGGTTATGCGGCGGTATTCGATAAGCCGTCCGAAGACATGGGGTTCATTGAATATGTCCGCAAGGGGGCCTTCAAGAAAGCCCTGGCCCGCTCCGATGCCCGCGCTCTATTCAATCACGACACCGACACGCTTCCCCTGGGCCGGCAGAGCGCGGGGACGCTCCTACTGCGGGAGGATGACATCGGCCTGTATTACGAAATCAATCCCCCGGATACGCAATCGGCGCGGGACCTCATGACCGCCATTGACCGGGGCGACATCCGCGAGGCGTCCTATGGTTTCACCGTGGACGTTGACGAATGGGATTATTCCGATCCCGACGTGATCAAGCGCACAATCATCGAGGTCGGGGAAGTGTACGACATCTCCCCGGTTGTGTTTGCCGCCTTCAACGACACGACGGTTGCGCTCCGAAAATTAGAAGAAAACAGGAAAAACGCCCCTCCTGGAGATGGTGAAGCGGGCGGCGGGTCGGAGGGCTCGGCAGCAGCAAACACGGTCCTCCTTGAAGAAGAGGACAATCTTTATAAAAAAATCATGGGTTTTTAAGGAGGAATCGACATGAATCAGTATCAGAAAAGGATGGATGCCGCCTTCAAGAAGATGGAGAACATCCGCAAAAAGGCGGAAAGTGAGGGGCGGGCGCTGACCCCGGAGGAGCTTGAGGCTCGGGCGGCCCTCAAGGCGGAGATTGACCAGGCCAAACGCGAATGGGATGATTTCAAAGCCGAGGAAGAACTGCGGGCGGAGTTGTACGGGAATGGCGGCGGTGGCGCTTTGACGGTGGCCGGCGATCCTCAGATTGAAATCCCCGATCAGCCCATCTATCGCGGCTCCCCTGCAAGCGCACTCGGCCAGCAGCTTCTTGATATCCGTACGATGTCCCGCCCGGACATATTCGGTGGAACGGAAGTAAGCGGCGCAAGGTCCCGTCTCGAGCAGGTCGAAAAACGCAACCAGGCGAAAGAGGAAGAGAGGGCGAAGAAGGAAGGTCGGGCGGCCGCAACGGGCGGCTTCACGGTGGGCGTTCCCACCGACGGCGGTTTTTTCCTCCAGGGTGAGACCTCCGTTGACCTCATGACCAACGGTTTCAACAATTCCGAAATCCTTCCTCGGACAGCGGCAAGAACTCTCAGCGCTGGTTCGCAGTTCGTCGAGATATACGGGATAGACGAAGTATCCCGCAAGACCGGTTCTCGTGGCGGTGGCATCCGGGTTTATACCAACAAAGAGCTTGGCGAATTCGACGCAAGCAAAACCAAGTTCTCCAAAATCCGCGTCGAGCCTTCGAAGCTCACCGGTCTTTACAACGCATCCGGTGAGATGATGCGCAACGTGACCTTTCTCGGTCAGGAAATGCGCCAGCTTTTCGGCGAGGAATTCGCCTTCAAGTGCCAGGACCTTTCTATCCGTGGTTCCGGAGCGGGCGAGGCCCTGGGCGTCCTCAACTCAGGCTGTCTCGTTCAGGTGGCCAAAGAGACCGGCCAGAAGGCGGCAACGATTCTCACCACAAACCTTTCGAAAATGTGGGCGCGGTTTGTAGGCAGAAACCCTGTCTGGTTTATCAACCGCGATTGCGGTCCCGAACTCGACCAGCTTTCGATCACGGCCGGCACCGGCGCACTGGAACCCCGCTTCGTGACTTACGATGCACAGGGTATTCTCCGTATCAAAGGCGCCCCGGTTATCGCAATAGAGCAGTGTGAAACTGTCGGGACCGTCGGCGACATTCTTCTTGCTGATTGGAGCCAGTACGTCACGGCCAACAAGGGCGACATCAACGAGGCCATGAGCATCCACGTCAACTTCCTCTACGATCAGGAAACATACCGGTTCATCTACTACTTTGACGGGCAGCCCCGCTGGACATCGGCAATTACGCCGTTCAAGGGCAGCAATACCGTGAGCCCCTTCGTCACGTTGGCGACTCGCGCTTAACAAAAAAAAGACTGCAAGGAGGACATTTATCATGCAGAAAATAAACAATGAACACGTTGTAGTGCCTCTGCTTTGGGCTGACAGCCAGGACGGGGCGCTTGTGGCCGATATTCTCAGCCTCAAAAACTATCGGCAGGCCGACATTTACATCATGATCGGGGCAACCATAGGCAAGGCCGGGGCCGTTACTCTTCAGAAAGGCACGGCAGTAAACAGCGCCGGGACGGCAATGGCTTTCTCAAAGTACTTTTCCACCGGCTTCATTCTGGACTATGACGGGGCATCGGTAGACACACCGGCAGAAGCGGGCGAGACAGTAACAGGCGCCGGCGGCGGTATCGGATACGTCTACAAAGACCTCGGCGGTCGGCTGATCTGCTACGCCTTCAACGGGACCACCTTTGTGGACAATGAAGTCCTGACCTTCTCCGGCGGGAAAACGGCGGTTGCCAACGGTATCCAGAAGAACGAGGACATTATGGTTCCCAGGACCGCATCCAGTAACACGTTCGACATCGCTGCGGTCGGGAACAAGATGTACTGCATTCCCGTGCAGGCGTCGGAATTGGGCGACGGGTACGATTGCGTCGAGCTGAACATCGCCGACCTCGATACAACGGAGTTGGCGGCATGGGCTGTACTGAGCGATCCGCGCTACATGGCGGAGATCCCGGAGACGGCAATCTACGATTAAGGAGGGTATCATGAAGAAGCTGACCTTGATAGCCGTCCTGATCATTATCGCGATTGTTTTCCTAGCGACAACGCCCTGGGCGGCAGAACTTAACAACGTCACGAGCAAGGGTGTTGACGGAAACCTGGTGTTTTATGACGCATCCGGAAACGAGATTATGTCCCTGGAGGCGGCGAACCGGCTCTTGACCTTCCCGTCCGGCAGCGGCATTGATGTAGAATCCGGGGCATCCCTCAAGCTCAACGGCACGGCCACCATCACGGCTCCGACGGTGACATCCCTCGACACGACCTGGGCGGTGTCCTCTCATGAATACACCACCACGGCGGATTGGGAGATGTCCGGCACGGAGGCCAAAAGCCTGCTGCTTACCGTGACGAGCGGGGCCGGAGCCGGGGACCGTAATGTTATCGCCCCCGACGTTTCCGGGCGGCTCTACATTGTGCGGAACGATACCACGGCAGGCGGATCGGCGGTGATCAAGAAAAGCGGCGGGACCGGCGTGTCCATCGCCAGCGGCAAGACCGCAACCGTCATTCATAACGGCTCGGATTATATCCGGGTGACGGCGGATCAGACCCATTAATCCTGTTGTAGCCATTAGCACCAGCCCCGGCGGGCCAAAAACTCGCCGGGGATCCACAGGCGGATGAGAGAAGAGATTGAGAGATGGCTGGCAATAGCGCTGCTCATATTTACCCTGGTGATGGGCTACCTGGACAACTGCACGGGGGTTTTTCATCCATGACCCGCCCGGCGTCCATCGTGGCCCTGTGCGCCCTCCTGCTGGTCCCCTTCGGGTTTATGGCCCCGGTGATCCACCAGGGGCATGTGTACGCCCTCATGCTGATATGCTTCATCGGCCTGGCCCTGGCCATGCCTTCCCTGTGGTTCCGGGGCTTCGGCCTGTATGTCGCGGCCTGGTGGCTCTATGTGATGTACCGGGTCTGGATCGGGGTGGCGATCCCGGAGCTGCACATGGTCGCCATTGACGCCATCCTGTTTCTGATATTCGGCATGGTGGCCCTGCTGGCCGTCTATCACAGCCCCTTCCGGCAGCAGACATGGTTCAACATCATCTGCATCGCCGCCCTGGTTCAGGCCGGGATAGGATTCTTCCAGGTGATCGGCTGCGATCCCGTATCAACGATCCTGAGCGCCTTTGTCACGGTCCGGGGCGAAAACTCTTTTGACGCCGCAACCGGGACCCTGGGGAACCGGAATTTCCTGGGCGCGTTCCTGGCCATCTCCTTGCCGTTCTTTTTCCGGCGGGGCTGGTGGATAGCGGCTCCGGCAATCGTCTTCGGCCTCGCAATATCGCACACCACGGCGGCCTGCTTCGCGGCGGTTATGGGCGCGGCCTTCTATTTCGGCGGCTGGATCGGGTTCTTCTGCCTGGCAATCGCCGGGACCGGCTATCTCTACTTTTTCGATTACCAGCATATTTTCCAGGCGGATCGGTGGCAGTTTGCGGCGGACATCATGCAGAAGGTCGGCACGTCCTGGAAATCGGCCTGGTTCGGCTTCGGCCCCGGCATCACCTGGGAGGCAGGGAACACGCCCCATAATGAATATACCTGGACGCTGTTCAACTACGGTTCTGTCGGCCTGGGCATCATGACCGGCTACATCCTGACGGCCTACCGGGACAACCGGGTACTTTTTACGGCCTTCCTGATCCTCTGCATCAACATGATCGGCAATCATGCCCTGCATACGACCCCGACGGCCCTGCTGGCTATCATCATCATCGCTCTCATGGAACGGGAGCGCAAGGAGGCAATATGAAACGACACAAATCAATCATCATGGCAATCCTGGCGGCCCTGGTGGTGCCGTGTCTCATCTTTGCCGCGACCGGGACGGTTACGCAGACCTACTCGTCTATCTATTCCAGCGAGGGGCCGACGGACGTGTCCACCCTGACGTTCGCCTGGACCACGACCAGCGCCGGGACGGCCTCCGATGTCACCGGGACCACGATCAAGGACCAGATCGCCGGGAAATATGTCGTCATGGCCGTAACCGACCCGGATGCGACCGACTATCCCGACGACAATTACGACATTGTTGTCACCGATGAAGACGGTGCCGACATCATGGGAAGCGTCCTGCTCAACCGGGATTCCAGCAGCACGGAGCAAGCGACCCCGTATATTGGGGCGCTTTACGGTCCCCGGCCCATCGCGGGGGCAATCACCCTGACGGTGACGAACGCCGGAAGCGGCAAGTCCGGCACGACGGTGCTTTACTTGCAGCGATAAGGGGGGGCGGGAGATGGCAAACGGATTCCTGGTGATTGACGAAAAAGACTGGAAGGAGCTGACCCCGGAGCGCCGGGACTGGCTCATATTTAACACCCTGAAAAGCATGGACGCCCGGCTGCAAAAGCTGGAGAGGTGGTCAAGCTGTTTCTCATTCCTGGGCGGCATAGTCGGCGGATTTGTGGCGGCCCTGGGGCTGAAATGGAGCGGCGGGTAAAGAGGCGGAATAGCATGAAAGCGGCGCTGAAAAAGCTCTACGATGCCAATATTGATGACTTCGGCCATCTGGCCCCGGATCAGGTCATGACGCTGACTATCTACGGCGAGGCACGGGGGGAGAAAAGGGCCGGGCGGATTGCCGTCGGAACGGTCATCCTGGAGCGGGTAGAGCATCGGGCCTGGGATGGAGACAATATCATTGATGTCTGCCTGTGGCCGTATCAGTTTTCCTGCTTTCTGCCGGGTGATCCCAACCGGGACATGCTGCGGCGGGCCGCCGAGCATTGGGCCACATATTACGCTCAATCTCGATCCATGCAGGAATGCTACGACCTCGCCCGCGGCCTGATCGATGGCGCGATCCCCCGCGACCCGGACCTGGCGGCGGCGCATTGTTGCCAGTACCTCACCACGGCCGCGAAAGCGAATGTGAAATGGTGGAAGAAGATGAACTTTGTCAAAAAAATAGGAGCGCATGAATTTTATGCGGACTGATAATGCCTCATGCCTGGTTTTACGCCTATTTGTTATGGCTCTCATGGTTTCTCAAGCAATGCGAGCCGCCTCTACAAAAGCCGGGCGTGTGGCGGGGGGTAATGGATGAGGACGGGCGCGGTACGGCGGAAGGAAGCCGCGAGGAAAGAGAAACGGATCAAACGGAAGGCCGGTAAAGGCCGGAAAGGCAAAATGTAAAGGAAATGGAATTTGCAGCGATTGTCTCATTGATTGCGACGGTGGCAAACGTGATCGTCAAGGCGATCCCCTTCGTGGAGGAGCTTTTTGACGGCAAGCCGGACAGCGGACCCGAGAAAGCCGCCATCGTCATGAACATGGCGCAGGTGGCCGTATCCGGCGTGGAGGGCGCTTTTGTCAAGAATAACCCGCAATGGGCGTTTCTCGCTCCCCTGGCTAAGCAGTTCATTGATAGCGCCATCCAGGCGGCCAATGAGATCCAGGCGGCGCAGGCCAAGGAGCAGTAAGGAGGATTACCATGGACAGCGACACCATCGCCATTGTTGTGGCGGCCCTGTTCGCCGTGTCTGAGGCCCTGGCCCTGATTCCGGCGGTAAAGGCAAACAGCGTTTTCCAGGCGATATACGGCGCCATCAAAGCTCTCGCGGGCAGGAAGTGACGCCATGCTGACGGTCCTGAAGACGGCGCCGACTATCGAGCCGATCACCCTGGCCCAGGCAAAGGAGCACTTGCGCCTTGATAGCGGCGCCCTGGCCGATAATCTGACGACTTACCAGAGCATCCTTCCCGGTTCTCACGCCGTGGCGAATGACTACACGACCCATGTTGGGGCGGGTGTCTCTGTGGCGGGCAAGCAGGCCATTGTCAACCTCAATGCCGGTACCGTCGGCACGGGCGGCACCGTGGACGCCAAGATTCAGGAATCGGACGACAACACGACCTGGACGGACTGGACCGGCGGGGCCTTCACGCAGGTGACAAGCGCGAATGACAACGCCGCCATTCAGGAGAAAGCCTATACCGGCACGAAGGCCTATATCCGGGTGGTTGCCAAGGTTTTGGTTGCGGCCTGCGAGTTCGGGGCCGACATCCTGGTCTATGACGCCGACACGACGGAAGATGACCTCCTGACATCCCTGATTCAGGCGGCGCGGGAGCACGTGGAGACCATCACCCGGCGGGCGCTGCTGACACAAACCTGGTATGCCTACCTTGACGAATTCCCGGCGGACCTTGACTTCATCCGGCTCCCCTACGGAAACCTCGCCTCCGTGACCTCTGTTAAATACAAGGACAGCGACGGGACCGAAACCACCATGACCGTGACGACCGACTACCTTGTGGAAACCAACGGCGAACAGTGCGGGCGGATCGTGCTTCCCTATGGCGTTTCCTGGCCCTCCGTGACGCTCTATCCCTCAAATCCGATCACGATTGAGTTTGTGTGCGGCTGGACGGCGGCGGCCTCGATCAAGGCGTCTATAATCGCTGCCCTGAAGCTGATCCTGGCCGACCTCTGGACAAACCGGGAAGGGGCGGTACTGATACTGAGGCCGGGCGTGCAAACCTATCAGGCGAATCCGGCGGTAAAGGCACTGCTGGCGTCGGCTGTGCTGCCGTGGGAGTTCTGAGCATGACCACCATCGGCGACCTTAACCACCGCATCTCCCTGCAATATAAGACCATCGTCATGGACTCAATGGGGGGCCGGACGGAAACGTGGAACACGGCGGCGACGGTATGGGCGAAAAAGACGGCCCACCGGAGCGATGAGGCGGTGCAGGCCATGAAGGAGACCGGGACGCTGACAATCAATTATCGCATCCGCTATCGAACGGACGTGCGGGCGTCCTGGCGCATCCTGGACGGCAATAAATACCTGGCCATCATCGGGCCGCCGATCACGGTTGACCTGGGGCCGGGGCGGATGTTTTTGGACATCACGGCGAAGGAAGGGCAGTAATGGACGCTTTGCTTGCCGCCATCTATGGGAAAATCTCCGGCTCGGCGCTGTCTTCCGATGTCGGCGGGCGGGTGTATCTGGACGAGGCCCCGGCAGGCTGCGAGTTCCCTTATGTTGTTTATTTTGTCGTGTCATCAACGCCTGATGATGTTTTCTGCCAGAAGGGGAAACAGACATTGATTCAGTTTTCACTTTTTAGCGCGAATACATCGGCGGTAGAAGTCGCGGATTTATACGATTCTTTAAGAACGCTTTTTGATGACGCTTTTATTGAAATATCCATTCATGAGACAGATGGCGTTCGATATTACACAATAGACGGCTATCTTGCCGATGGATCGTATCTTGCCGACGGAACATATTTTGCTGGATATAATGATATTCTGTTGTGGATGCACGAAGTCAACCTGACAACGATGGTTGAGGACATAACGACGGCAGAGGGCGTTCAGAGCGTGAAGCATTGGGCGGCGGATTATGAGGTCGTGACACAGGAATCGTAATGGAAAAGCGACTTAGTGAAATAACCCGTGCGGAGTGGATAGCGTTTCGATGGGTTGAGGCCCCGCAAGCTATGGAAGATGAAGACAGGATTTTCATCACTGACGGCAAGCGGACGCCGGACGAAGCGGCTCAGGCGGCTGAAGATTGGGATATGACGGCGGAAGAAAGGGAAAGTGTAGAATGAAGATTTTGATCACGGCAAAATACGTTTCCGGATCTGCTTATGAAGGCGGATCATCCCGGTTTATGCGCTGCCTGGCCGATACCCTGCGCGGCATGGGGCATTTTGTGACGGCCCTGGCCGACCCCGGCCCGGTTGCCGGCGACTATTGGGACCTCATCATTTGCAGCCATCATGAGCAGTTCGCGGCGATCCGGGACAATCCCGCCCGGAAGCTCTACGTTTCCCATGGCCTCATCCCCGATGAAAATTTCCCCCTGGGGGCGGACCGCTATATCTCCATCAGCGAAGAGGTGCGCCGGCACAACCTGAAGCTGTCCGGCATTGACAGCGAGGTGATCGGGCAGCCGATTATGATCAGGCCCCGGACGCGGCCCGCTGACGAGGTGCGGCGGATACTGGTGATTCGCGGCCATGCCCCGGACCCGGACCCGTTCGCGTTCCTGGCGGGGGAATATGACTTGCGGATCTCCGACCCCGGCACCCCGATTGAGGACCAAATTGAATGGGCAGACCTGGTTATAGCCCTGGGGCGGGGGGCATTGGAGGCAATGGCGCAGGGCAGGCCGGTCATCGTGGCGGATTGCCGTCACTACATCGGCGCTTACGGTGATGGTTATGTTCAATGGGAAAATGTCCGCGAAATGGCGAAGTGCAGCTTCTCCGGGCGGCGCTATTGGGTGCCTCTCACGCATGAATGGATACAGGCTCAGGTGGACAAATACAACCCGATTGACTCCATGATCCTGTATAAATACGTCTCCCATAACCATGATGCCCGGAAGATCGCTGCTCAATACCTGCAAGACGGCCCCCGGAAGGCGGTTTCCTGGCGGGATGCGGATAAAATCAAGATTTCCTTCGGCGTCATGGTCAATGATATGTTGCGCCTCGACATGGTACTCCGGCAGTCGGAATTGCAAGGGAAGATGCACTTCATTCAGAACCCCGAAAGCGCCACGATAGGACTAAATAAGCTCCTGGCCGTCATGGAAGAGGAAGGGGCCGATGTGGGCGTCCTGACCCATCAGGATATGTTCTACCGCAACGGCTGGCTGGCCCAGGTCCGAGGGCAACTGTCTCTGCTGCCCGATTCATGGGTAGTGGCTGGCATCATCGGGAAGGACCCGGACGGACTCATTTGCGGGAAATTCCATGACATGAGGATTCCTCTGCAATTCAACACCTCCCATGTCCACAGCTACCCGCATCCGGCCTGCTGTTTCGATGAGTGCTGCATCATCGTCAATCTCGGAAAAGGTTTCCGGTTCGATGAGAGCATGGAGGGGTTCGACCTTTACGGCACGCTGGCGGTCTTGCAGGCATGGGAGATGGGCGGTTCGGCCTGGATCATAGATGCCTTTGCGGAGCATTACTGCATGAGGCCGTTTTCCTGGGTGCCGGATGAACTGTTCAAGCGGAACTTCAAATGGCTCTATGATCGTTATCAGCAGTTGGGGCGGCTGGATTCGACGGCTATCGGCCTGTCGCGGGAGGACATGTGCTTTGCAACATCGGCGGCGTGATGAACGATGAATGACGATTCAAGAAAAATATGCCAGGCCCTTATTCGCGGCCTGAAAATGATCGTGAAACTTTTGGAGGATTTGCTGAAGGAATAACGAAATAGCAATCGGCTGCCCCGTCTATCCGCGCATCCGATTTTAGTCAACCGCGCCGCAAGGCCCCGTTGGAATTGGAAATCATCAATTCTTTCGGGGCCTTTTTGTTTGCCCCGAGTGACAAGGAGGAAAACAAAATGGCGAAAATCACGGGCAAGGGCGGCAAGGTGATGTTGGGGTCCGCTACCCTGGCGAACATCACGGAATGGTCCATGAGCGGTTTCAGCATGGCAACCGTTAAGAAGGACCCGGCTTTCGGGGATACCATCGCAGAGTATGTTGCCGACGGCGTGGGCGATCCGGGGACCATCTCCTTCCGGGGCAACTATGACCCGGCTGATTCGAGCGGCCAGAAGGCCATCCAGGCGCTTGTGGCGGCGGGGACCGGCATCACGAACCTATATCTCTATGCCAACACCTCGACGTTCTGGCGCGTGGCGTCCGGCGGCGAAATCCTGGTTACGCGGTGCGACGCCGTGACTCTTCCTCGGAGCGGCATGGGCACTATCTCTTTCGAGGGCCAGGTGTCCGGCAAGAAGATGGAACAGGTCGGGACCGGCAGCTAACCTTTAACCGCCCATGGGGCAGAAAGCGCGTGAGCAGTTACGCGGAAACGGTGTCATATGATTGTCGATTTGACCGACAAAACGGAAAGCGGCTGGTTTGATTTGGGCGGCGGGGGCCGGTTGCAGCTCCGCCTCCTGGACATTGACGACCTCAAGGCGATGAGAAAGGCCTGCATCAGGACGGTCCCGGAGTACCCGAAAATTGACGGGAAGTATCAGCGATTCGAGGGGCAGGAGTTCAACGGCGACCTGTGGGAAGAGATGCTTTGGGACCGCACCATCATGGGATGGGAATCCATCTTTGACCGCAATGAGCAGGCCATCCCGGTGACGAAGGAAAACAAGGCGCTGCTGATGACGCGGGTGCCTGAGTTTGTCCGGGCCTACGAAGAGGGCATGAAGGCCCTCAAGGCGGCGGATGAGGAACGGGCGGAGGCCGCGGAAAAAAACTGACCGAGTGGGCGGCATGGCATGATGAATATGCCCATACCTGCCCACAATGCCAGCAGTTATATGCGGCCCGGATTCCCCCGGCTGACCCTCCCTGTGAGACATGCCGGGTGGACCTCCTGCCCGAAAACGAGGAGGCGGGGGCGGTGTTTATGATGGTCCGGGGGCAGGTCGTATCGGCGGAGATCGGAAAAGGACGGTGCATAGTTACCCTGTCCATCCCGGCGGTGAGGGATGTCATGGACATTTACGGCGTCAAGGATCAGCAGCGGTGCCTTGGGCGCGTCATGCGGCTCTGGCATGAGATGAGGGCGAAAGATGAAAGCTAAGTGGAATCCCATCGGCCCCATTACGGCGGCAATCGAAAAGAAGGCCATGGACCGGCTGGAAACTGCGGCGGGGTTGGTTGCGGCGCGGGCGCGGATGCTGGTCCCGGTTGACAAGGGAAATCTCAAGGAATCAATCCGCGTGACTCGCCTCAAGGGCGACCCCAAGCTGAACGTCCGCGTTTATGCCGGGAACCGGAAACGCAGGGCCGAGGGTGGGGCGTTCTACGCTCACATGATTGAATACGGTACGGTAAAGCTGAAGGCAAGACCCTTCCTCCGCCCGGCTTTTAATGCCGTCAAGGGGCGGGTCAAGGGTATCGTGGAGAACGGATAATGGCAAGCAACCTGGGAACCGTATTTGTCGAATTATCGTTAGACGATAAGGTCTATAAGCAGCGGCTTTCCGAAACCCTGACCTCTACTGAGGCCACCGCAAAGGGCCTTGAGACATCATGGCGGGCATTGGGGACAAAATCCGATGCCTACTTTGATGCACAGCGGCGCTCCGCCGAAAACGCCTATTCCCTTATTGTCAAATCCGGGAAATTCTCAGCAGAGGAAATCATCCGCGCCGAAGAGGCTAAGAACGCCAAAATCAAGGCGCTGAATGAGCAGCAGTATGGGCACCAGGTAACGCTTCAGGATAAGCTCCAAAAGAACTGGCTTTCCGTAACGACGGCGATTGCTGCGGCTTATGGGGCGCTTGCTGGCGGAAAGCAGCTTATTGATGCTGCCCTTGCCATGGATCGGATCAATTATGCCATGGCGTCGTCAGTAGGTGATGCCGATAAGGCGGCGCGGGAATATCAGTATGTCCGGGAGGAAGCGCAGCGCCTCGGGCTCGGCCTCAACGAAACGGCTTTAGCTTACTCTAAGTTTGCCGCATCCGCAAGGGGCACGTCCCTTGAGGGAGAGCAAACCCGCAAGGTGTTCTCATCCGTGGCTGAGGCCGCGACAGCCCTGCGTCTCCCGACCGAACAAACGAGCGGCATTTTCCTGGCCCTATCTCAGATGATGAGCAAGGGTAAGGTTCAGGCGGAGGAATTGCGCGGGCAGTTGGGCGAACGCCTCCCCGGCGCTTTCAATCTGGCCGCTCAGTCGATGGGCGTCACAACCGCCGAACTCGATGAAATGCTCAAGAAGGGAGAAGTCACTGCCGCAGACATGCTCCCGAAGTTGGCCGTCGTGCTGCATGAAACATACGGCGGCGCGGCGACAGAGGCGGCCCAAGGCGGGCAGGCAGCAATCAACCGATTCAACAATGAGATGTTTTTGACAAAGGTTGTTATGGGGGAGTCCATCCTTCCGGTTTTTACCGACTTCCTCGGCATAGTGCAAAAAACAACCCCCTATATCACGGCCTTTATCGGCGGCATACAAATGAGCGCCGTTGAGGTATTTGGATGGATCGACAAGGTTGATGCCGTGCTTACCCATGCATCGAAATACACAGACCCGACGCAATGGGGGATCATATCAACATCGGACTTAAAAAAGCGGCTCAAGGAGATTGACGGCAACGTAGAAGAGACAAAAAAGGACATTGTTAAGAATATAGACAAGGTCAAGTCCTCCTCTATATCAGCGGCGGACAAGGCGGCGCAAGCGGTCATAAATGCCGAGAGAAAAAAGCAGGAAGCCTCAACCAAGGCATCCGACGCCTCTACCAAGGCCGCCGAAGCCGCGGCCAAAAGGCAGGAGGCCGCCGAAAAGCAGCTCGCGCAGGAACTTGAAAAGACCCTCGCCGACCGTAAAAAGTATGAGGGCACCTACTACGAGTGGAAGGCGGCGGAGATCGAGGTCGGGCTGAACAAATACAAGGAGGCTGGGGTAGCGGAAGAGAAAATCGCCGAACTTCGCAAGGAAAAGCTGATCAATCTCAACGATGAAATTTTCAAGCAATATAAGAAGACCCTGCAAGATTGGGAGGCCGACACCAAAAAGAAGCAAGAGGCTATGCTGGCCGAGGAGGAGAAAGCGGAGAAGGAGGCCCTTGATCGGGCGGAGCGGCAGAGAACGGCAACGAAAGACCTCTACAAAGACCTGGAGGCTTACTCCGGCGATTACTATGCCGTCGAGAAGGCCCTCCTCGATTCCCGTGCCCAGGCTTATGAACTGCTGTTGATTGACGAAATGACCAGCGCGGAGGATGCCGCAAAATACGAGGTGGCAATAGCCGCTTGGAAGGCCAATGAGCTGAAGAAGCTCGACATCGAGCGCGGCAAGTCATCTGATGAGTTTTTCGCCGGGATGAGGTCTCGCATTGACGAAATATCCATGAAACAAACCAAGTGGGGGCAGGTCGGCTATGACACCTTCAAGGCCATGACGGAGGGCATGTCCTCTACCTTCTCCACCGTCTTTGAGGACGCCTACAAAGGGCAGCTCCAATCAATCGGCGACTACTCCACCATGATCTGGGACAAGGTGCGGGCCAAATATTTCGACATGGTAGCACAGATGATTGCCGAGAAAATCGTCTTGTCTTTCGGGACCACCTGGGCTGAGGGCGGTGCGGCGGTTCTATCCACGATCAACAAAGTATTGGGTTTGGCTGACAGCTTGGACTTGGGGCAGTATGTGGGGGTAAACTTCGCCCAGGGCGGCATAGTGCAGGGAGTGGCGGCTTATCCTGGTAATGATGAGCGCAACGACAGGGTTCCTGCCTGGCTCTCTCCCGGTGAATACATTATTCCCCGGACGGCGGTAAATGCAGACACCCGCGAGATATTGGACTATATCCGGTCGTTTGGGAAGGCTCCGGGATACGCTTTGGGAGGGTGGGTGACGCGGTATAACGAGTATGGCGAGCCTGTCAAGGAATGGCAACGCGGCGATGAAATGGCATGGGTCTATAACCCTGAATATACAGCGGGCCTCACACCGTACACAACCCAAAAATACCTCGAACCGAATGATCTTATAGTAACCAATCCCTTCCATATGCGCCCGATGCAGGGCCCTGACGAACCCTACAAGCTCGGTAATGAGACGCCCTATTATGTATTTGCCCTCAATGTGGCGCTCGGGAAATACCCTGATGGGTATTATCGGATAGATTATCAGCGCCCTGGAAACGTGGATTCCTGGGTCTATCAGGTTGCCAGCAATAAGATAGTGGGGTCGCGCCTGGAACAATGGGGTTCAGGATTGAGCAGTAGCGGTGGCATGTTCGATTTCCTGCAAAAAATCAATCCGGTTTCATATATCGCCGGGGTTCTTGAAAAAAACAAACCGTCGCCGGAGATCGAATCATTGGTCCGCATGGCAACAGTAGCATTGATCGCTAATGTCGGCGCTCAGGCGGTCGGTGCTCTTATAGGCGCTACCGGGGCGGGAACCGGGGGTATGACCGGAGCTGGTGGTGTCTATGGCAGCCCGGACGAATTATTTGCGGCGGCGGGACAGATCGGCGGTTCGTCTTTTGCTTCGGCGGCGGAAGTTGCGGCGGCGGCATCGGCAGCGGGGGCAGCGGAGACAGGACTTCTCCTTTCCCAAGCGGCACAACAGATTGTGAAGTATGCCCTCAAATCCATGATGACCATGCCCGCATCGGTCGTTTCTGCGGCTTATGGCGGTGCCAGTAAGTTGGGGATTAGTCTGACCGGTATCTCCGGGCTGGAAATTCTCGCCATGCTTTCTGATCTCAACGGCATCATCGGCATGGGTGGATATATACCGTCTGCCCGATCCGGCATAGACTATATTCCCCGCGACAATTATCTGGTCAATACTCATCAGGGAGAGGCGGTGCTTACGAAGGAAGAGAATCAACAGAGGCTGACCGGCAAGGGCGGGGGCAATGTCACCTATAATTTCAATCTCTATGCGACGGTGGCGGACAAGAAAACCATGAACGAATTTGCAGAGCAGATTTACCCGCGTCTCGAAAAGCTGCGGGCATGGGGGCATTAACGATGGGCAAGTGTAGATTTCTCTATAACAACCTGATCACCGATGAATCCATGTTCACCGTGTCATCGCTGCGGACCGGCCTGGTGACGGCGGCCCTGAAGGAAGGCACCGGGAGCGCCACCCTGAATCCCTCCGGGAATTACAGCGGCTCAACTGACAAGGAATACATTATTGAGATTGACTCTGTTGCCGCCGGGGCGGAGGTGGGGCAAGCCACCTTCAAGTGGTCCGATGGCGGCGGCTCATGGAATGCCGTTGGGGTAACGACATCGGCGACTAACATTACCCTGAACAGTGGCGTGCAGGTGAACTGGTCCTCCGGGGCTGGGGCCGACTTTGTCCTTGGTGATAAGTGGTACTTAAAGGGCGTCAACCTGTTCAACGCCGGGAAGATGCTGGACCTCGACCGGGATCACCGTTACCGCTCCCTGGCCCTGGAAGCGCCCAACACCATCGCCGTGGACCTGGGCTCGGCGCAGGAGGTCAAGGCTCTGGCGATCTACGATCATAATTTCACGGCGGCGGCAACTCTGCTGCTGGAGGCCGATGACGCGGCGACCTTTGACAGCGACGGCGGCTCGGCGCAATTCTCTGAGGCTGTCACCTGGGCGGATGATAAAATTCTGCATTACCTGAGCGCGGCCACTACCAAGCGTTACTGGCGGCTGTCTGTGACCGACGCGGCCAACACGGACGGATATATCGAGATCGGAGAGCTGTACCTGGGCGGCTACATGGAGATGTCTCGGACCTTTAGCAATGGCTTTACTGAGGACGTCGAATTCCTGATGCAGGCAAACGAGACCAGCTACGGCGTCCGGCGGGACCGGTTCTATAATACCCGCGCCGCCTGGAATTTCAATTTCAGCGTCATGGCGGCGGCGGACGTGACGCTGATGCGGGCGCTCCTGGCGGCCATTTCCGACCGGACCACCGGCAAATTCGACCCGTTCTACTTCAACAAGGATTCGGCGACGCCCGCGGATTTCTACCTGGTGAAGCTGGAAGGCCTCCCGGTCAATCACCGGGTGCGGACCTACTATGACATGCCCCTGACGATGGTGGAGGTGTTGCGGAGTGTATAGGGTTCCCATCACATTCCATAAGCGGCTGCTCCGGGGCGAGGTCCCGATTACCTACGCCCTGATCACGACGCATCTCGGCTATCGCGCCTACGCGGCCAAGGAGCTGGCGCAGGTGTTCGACATCTCCGGCTATATCGCCGACGGCTCGGTCACGGCGGACGGCACGCATACCGCCGGATCGGAGACTATCGGGCTGATTGACAAGGCGGCGCGGGTCCTGGATATGGGGCGGCTGGAGCGCACCATACAGCCAAAAACGGATGATGTCCTGGCGGCGTACAGCGGGAAGCAGCTTCAGCACATCAGCATCGAGTTGGATAACGCCGACCGCTATTTCTCCCGCCTGATTGCCAAGGAGCCGTTTGTGGGGCGGCCTATCGCTATCCGCTGCGGATTCGAGGCGGATTCCTACGCCTCGCACATCAACCTGTTCACCGGCATCATCAGCGAAATTGATGTCGGCCATACGATGACCATCGAGGCGGATGAGCGCGGGACGGCCAGCGCCACCGGGAAGCTGCTGACCGACACCTGCTACCTGAAACGGGCCGGGCGGTACGCAAAGCCCCTGAACACCAATGACCGCTTGCCGATTGTGTACGGCGACCTTACTGACGGCACCCTGGGGCTGTGGGAGTGCCCCTGCATCGATACAGACAATTACGTCTATTGCTTCGCCGGACATGAGGTGTTGAGCGTGGCGAACGGTAACAGCATCACGGTCTACGAAAACGACCTGGAGCTTGACCCGGCCATGTATTCATTTGACGAGGCGAACGACTACGAGGGCCAGGGGACCATCGCCATTATTAATTTTACGACTCCCAAGACCGGCAGCGTCATCTCTGTCCGGGGCATGGGGAAGCCTACAACGAGCGGCGGGGCGACTCTGATGGATAACATAGTGGATATTGTTGACGACTTCCTGACGGTCGAAAATGATTTCGCGCCCTCCATCTACGAGGCCACAGCTAAGGCGCGGGCGGCGCAGGTGTTCACGGCGCAGTCCTACGCGGCGGCGGGGGTGATAAATGAGGACGCGGAAATATGGGAAATAGTCACTGAAATGATGGCGTCATTCCTGGGCGGGGCCTACCTGGGCGGGGACGGGGAGCTGGTCCTGGAAATAGATGACAACACGATCCCCTATCAATATGGACAGGCCGGGGTGATCCCGCGGGGAGAAGCGGAGCTTTTGAGCGCGGCGCAGCGGCTCGGGAACATCATCAACCGCTGCCCCTGCAATTACCGCTATTCCTGGCGGGTGGGCGAGTTCAAGGCTCAGACGGATGACTCTGCCCATGCCAGCGCCATTAGCCAGGGCGTTTATGGGGCGCGGGAGCCGGGGACGCCATATCAGTTCTACTGGTGCCGCGATTTGACGAGCGTGCAAACGATACAGGACATCATCGTGGCGAAGCTCAAGGACCCCGTTTACGAAATCGAAATCGAGGATCAGACGCTTTGCCGGGTGGGGAACGACATCGGGGACATCATCATCCATAGCGCGGACATGCTTTATGATTCAGCAGAAAATCCGCTCTATAATCACTATTGGAAAATAATCGGCGTGGACAGGGATTTTAACACGGGAAAGGTCGCCTTCCGGGCATTGCAGACGGCCTATTATCTGACGGTGGCCTATCTGGCCGACGGAACGCATCTGGCCGACGGCTCTATCCATGCCGGCAGCGACCGCGACGCGGCGATATATTAAAGGAGGACTGACATCATGGCAGATCAACGAATTGCATATACCGAAGAAATGGTCGGCTCCGGCCATCCTACCAAGGCCGACACGCTTAACCGGCTGGCGCTGGTGGATCATGGAACCGATGGGCAGCATACCCTATCGGGATTCCAGGGATCGCAGTTTGCGGCAGATGCTGGGGCCAACGACACCTATGTCATCACCCTTGATCCGGTTCCGGCGGCCTACTTTACCGGCATGATGATCGTATTCACGGCCAACACGGCCAACACGGGGGCGGCAACGATCAATGTCAATAGCCTGGGGGCAAAGGCAATCAAGAAACAGAAGGATGTTGCGCTCGGCGACGGCGATATAAAGGCGGGGCAAACAGTTGTTTTGGTCTATGACGGCACTAACTTCCAGCTCGTCAACCCCCCGTCGGCACTCACTATTACCGGCGGCACCAACACCTTCAACTTGACCAACGGCACAGCCTCTCTGGACGTAGCAGCTGGCAAGACGGTGAACATAGATGATGATGTGACGGTCTCCGCAGAACTCCACGTAGAGGCGGCTACCCACGTCAATCAGGATTTGACCAGTGATGCAAGTCCGACCTTCGCAGGAGTAACGCTCCCGGCAATTACCGCCCCCGCTGCATCCCTCAAAATCAAGCCCACAACCGACGCCACAACTGCTATACAGCTTGCCAATAGTAGTGGGACTGCTGTTTTGAATGTGGATACGACGAATGGCAACGTCAGCATCGGGACGACGAGTCCTGATTCGTTATTGAATATAGTCAAATCACAAAACGCAGATACTACCCTTCATATATCAAATGTCACCAACAACTCAATCGCTATGGCACAACTCAAACTTACTAACGATGTTGGCGACGGGATGATTAAAGCAATTAGCAGCGGCTATACTCCAGTAGCTGACTGGGCCAAATCATTAGCAATTCAGGCTGATACGCCGCTTGATGGGGGAATAATATTGTATTCTTCTGATAAGGTTAGAATACAAAATGTCGTTGGGACAGATGCGATGACAATAAAAAGCGGCAACGTCGGCATCGGGACGACGAATCCAACCTCCACCATTCACGGTGCTGGCTCATTTGCTCTTCCCATAACAACCAAGACAGCAGATTACACAGCAGGGTCATCTGATTATACCATCCTTGTAAGCTGTTCAAGTGCAAACATAACCATAACCCTTCCAGCAGTAGCAAGTTATGTTGGTAGAATTTATAATATCAAAAAGATTGACGCCACAGGATACACAGTTATCATTGACGGCAATAGCTCTGAAACCATAGATGGAGCATTAACCCAAACAATATCAACTCAATATGAAACCCTTACCATTCAAAATAATGGTAGTAGCTGGTATATAATCTAAGGAGGATGACATGATAACAAATAAAGCAGAATATGACAATGTAAAGGGTCAGGTAGAAAGGCAGAAAGCAGAAATCACGAGGACAAGGGCGGAGATGGATGCTCTTGAACAACTCGTTGCTGGACTTGAAGCTGAACTCGAAGCAGTCAAAGACCTCTATGAAGTGGTTGAAGAACAGGAGGTATAATCATGTCATATATAGGACAAAAACAAACTGGAGTTACAGGAACTGGTAAACTTGTCTTTGATACATCCCCAACCGTAGCTTCACCAACTATATCTGGCAACTTCAACCTCTCCGTTACCACTATCACATCCTCAACTACGGCAGCAGATTATGCAACTTACATTATCAATGCTAATTCAGGTAATGTAACCCTTACCCTTCCCAGTGCCGCAACATACACATCAAGACGCTATACGATAATGCGAAACGATACATACCAGCACTCGTCTGCGTATAAAGCAATCATTGCAGCAGGGTCGGGAGAAACGATAAGTGGTGTTGGGCTTATAAATCTTGCTAATTACGACAGCATTACAGTTCAATCCAATGGAACTAACTGGGTGATCATCGGAGGAGGAATGTCATGAACACATACTTACAAGAAATACTCATATCGTCTGAACCCGTCACGGCATACACGGTTGAGATGCGTGGTGAGAAGGTTGTGGTTGATACGGAAGAGGGAACGAACACAATAGACAACAGAATGCTCTTGATGGTCTATGACGGCAACTTTTTCACCATTACCCAGGCACAGATAGAATTGGAGCGGGACTTTGCCATCCAGAACAATGTCGAAGACAGACTAAACACCCTACTCTCATCCTTTGAGGAGGAATAACTATGATCGCAAACATTAACAGGAACAGCGCCGAAATAATGAAAATCTTTGAAACCAGGACTGCCACATATATAGACTACAACGGCAACAAGTCCATCATGAAATGGATTCCTCCTTTTGCTGCCTGTCGTGCTCTCACTTCCACAGCCGCAGTAGCCACACCTTCAGGCACAACAGGAGACTGGTTTCATCCATCCCTGATCAACCCCGCATGGGTGGAAGGCACGGACTATGAGATACCAAGATTTTCCAACGTATCCATCATAACAGGAAACAATAGCACCTTTGCAGGGGCGTCAAACTGGGCGAATGTGGACATCAATTCTTATGATGCCACGGGAGATTTGACAATCACAGCCAATGCCTCCGGACAATATTGCACACTCCCTGTTGTCAATGCCACAACAACCGTAGGTAAGAATTACAAGATTGTCTTTGACTGCGCCAATCTCGTAAGCACATGGAGTGTAAAGAGTTATGATGGGACTCAAACACTTGGAAAAATCTATAAAAATGGCACAAGTCAAGAGTTTCATTTTGTGGCATCCACCACAGGCGGGATAAGAATTGTCGCCGATTCAGACACGTCAAGTGCTGATTTAGATAACATTCAGCTTTGGGAAGTGGGTATGGGTGGCTTCTGGGTAGATATGTATTTGTGTTCAAGTTACGACGCTACACGATCGAGCATGGGGACACTTGCAAGTGCTGGGACTGACGCTTATGTATCTCAACCATTGGTAGCTCCAAGAGTGAGTCAGGATATAGGACATTTTCGTAAGTATCTAAAACAACGCTTTAGCTATGGCTGTTTTGATTTTGAACTCCCAAATGGTGGCGACCCTCAATCAATTACAAAATATGCAGGCAAGGGCGGATTGATAACAGATGCCCATTGGTTTGAGATCTGGATATGGACAAGAATAAACAGGTGGCTGTTGAGAGGCAATACTTATGGGTATACTGCCTCAAACCACATCCCGCAGTGGCATAATGACCCCAACGACATTGGCATTCTGGACGCCTACCAGAACGCTTCTTACGGGGCCTCCGTGACAGGCGGCGGCGGGAAGTTTTGGTACATCCCGATCAGTGATTTCTGTGGGAACCGCTGGGAGTTCACGGACGGCTTGCGGCTGAATGGCGGGGTGATCTACACGGCAGGCAAGAAGGTCAACCCGTTTGCAGCGGCGAGCGACGGCTATAGTCACGCCAGCTTTACCAACACGGGCCTTTCTGTATCCGGATGTACATCCGGGCGATCGGCTTGGTCGTACCGTGCGGAAGCCGCACTGAAGCTGCATGGGATTCCGGCCAGCACAAACACTGCAGGCGCGGGCGGCTTCGATGGCCAGGGGTTTTGGTTT